GTATCATATTGATACAGTATAATCTATATAATTATGTACTACGGAGATCGCACGAAATGAACTTAACCGTTTCAACTCTAGTTTTGGGATCGGTACTATCTCTTTTTAGTTGGGCGTCACTATCGCCGATGTTACCATGATACATCCTGAATAAATACTAGCGAATATCGTCGCCGCAGGGGAGCAACTGGCAAAATCCAGTTGCAACCCCTATTTTTTTGCGTTATAATATACAATGAAACTTTGTAAACCATATTATGCCTTGGTTGAGTTTATCAATATTGTTTCCGATTGCTGCTGCATTACTAATTCCTTTTATTCCCGATGAAAGAGAGGGAAAGGTAACACGGTGGTACGGACTATCAATTACTCTGATTACATTTTTAATTACTGTAGTAGCATATAGAACGGGTTATGACCCTTCTGTATCTGGTCTACAGATGGCAGAAAGAGTTGATTGGATTCCCTCATTAGGATTGAGGTGGTCTGTTGGTGTAGACGGATTGTCTATGCCATTGATTCTTTTGACTAGTTTTATTACTAGTCTGGCAGCACTTGCTGCTTGGCCTCTTCGGTTTAAACCTAAACTGTTTTACTTCCTCCTGCTATTAATGGATGGTGGACAGATTGCAGTTTTTGCTGTACAGGATTTGATTCTGTTCTTCCTGTCATGGGAGTTGGAACTAGTTCCCGTGTATCTGATGCTTGCTATCTACGGTGGCAAGAAACGTCAGTATGCTGCTACAAAGTTCATCATCTATACAGCAGGTAGTTCTCTTTTCATCCTTCTTGCAGCACTTGCAATGGGATTCTGGGCAGGTGGTGCTCCAAACTTTGAGTATACAGTTCTTGCAGAGCAAGGATTTCCCAAAGACTTCCAACTGTGGTGCTATGCAGCATTTTTGATTTCCTTCGGTGTCAAACTTCCAATCGTGCCTTTGCATACCTGGTTGCCTGATGCACACGGTGAAGCAACAGCACCAGTTCATATGTTGCTTGCAGGTATTCTTTTGAAGATGGGTGGATATGCACTTCTGCGATTCAATTGTCAACTTCTTCCTGAAGCACATGCAGTCTTCGCACCTTTGCTGATTGTATTTGGTGTTATCAATATCATCTATGCTGCATTGACATCATTTGCACAAAGGAATCTCAAACGGAAGATTGCATATAGTTCGATTAGTCACATGGGATTCGTTCTCATTGGTATCGGAAGTTATAGTGCTCTCGGAACCACTGGTGCAATGCTCCAGATGGTCAGTCACGGTCTGATTGGTGCCTCTCTGTTCTTCCTGGTGGGTGCGACCTACGATAGGACACATACCCTACAACTGGACGAGATGGGTGGAGTTGGTCAGAAGATGAGAGTTATGTTTGCACTATGGACTATGTGTTCGATGGCATCACTTGCTCTTCCTGGTATGAGTGGATTCGTCAGTGAACTGATGGTCTTTGCTGGGTTTGCTACTGATGATGTATACACACTACCTTTCCGAGTTGTCATCTGCATTCTTGCTGGTATCGGTGTTATCTTGACTCCGATTTACCTACTTTCAATGCTACGAGAAATCTTCTTTGGTAATGAGAATTCCGAGTTAGTTGACCATACGAACTTGGTTGATGCTGAAGCTCGTGAAGTTTATGTTATTAGTGCTCTTTTAGTTCCAATTATTGGTATTGGTCTGTATCCAAAGATAATGACAGACACTTATCAAAGTTCTGTTGATGCTTTGGTTGCCAGAGATAGGACTGTTTTAGAGAGACCACAAAGTCCATTTACGAGAGTGTATACCGCACCAACAATATGAACCTAGATATATGTCATGTGATGGCAGAAAAAATACTTTCTGAAGTTGATGGTGAGGAGTATACAGACCTCTTTGCTGGAAAGAATGGTGTTTATACACTGAACTTTGCTTTTAGGGAAAGTGGAATTTCTGATTTACTAAATGATTACAGTTATTTGAAACCTTTCATTGATGCAACAGTTGAAACTGATAAGTTCAATGCCTTCTATATGAATGCGTTAGTAATTAAAAACGGTAATTCTGTAAAAAGACATGTTGACACTACATTAAGTGACTGGATTGGATTTCGTAGTGAAGCAGAAAAAGTTTCTGTTCTTTATCTTAGGGTTCCTGATGATATGATTGGTGGAGAACTTAACATATACCATGAACATACTATTGAGAGTATAAAACCAGAAACTGGTAAATTGGTTTCTTTTGACGGAAATGTGCATGAAGTTTGCACTACTTTTACTGACCATGAAAGGGTTAGTTTAGTTCTTGAGAGTTATTATCTTATGGGGGATTCTTACTCCAGAGTCCCCAAATATGAAAAGGTATAAATTTAAAGGGAGGTTTGACACCTCTCTTTTTTATTGGTAGAATTTGACGAGGAGACGAGTGTATTATGGCTGTTAAACTTGCTGTTTTGAAGTCTGGTGAAGATGTCGTAGCAGACATCAAAGAACTAGTCGATGACGACGGAAATACTGTATCTTTGGTTTTTCAGAATCCAGTAGTCGTCAAGTTGGTGACTCCCCAGACTCTGCTGGAAGGTGAGAATGAAAATGAGTACAAGGTAGCATTTATACCTTGGATTCCACTTTCTGAAGAAAATACCATTGCGGTTCAGAAAGATTGGGTTGTTACCATTGTTGAACCTGTTGAATTAGTAAAAACATCTTATGAGGAGAGAATGAATGGAAGAGCAAGCAGTGATGTTGGTGCTACTGACCAACAACTCATTTCTGGTTAGTGAAGTTGAGGAAGTTGGTGCTGCCGTTCCAGGTGAACCAGATTGCCGATTTGTAAATCCATGTTTAGTTGAGGAAGATGGAACTCTTTCTCGATGGATGGAAAAGTATACAGATGAAACTACATTTATGATTAGTTCAGATAAGATTCTTACACTTACTGAACCCACCGCAGGTTTGCTTGAAAAATACCAATCTATTGTGAAATGAGATTTTATACCAACGTCTATGAAAAATTTAATAAAATTTTGGTTCGTGGTTATGAAGACGGAAGGTATTTTCAAACAGAAGAAGAGTTTTTCCCAACCTTCTTTGTTCCATCAAAAAAAGAGACTCAGTATAAAACACTTGATGGCATCAGTGTAGAACCAATCAAACCAGGTTCCATTGCAGAGTCTAGAGACTTCTTGAAGAAATATTCTCAAGTTGAAGGATTCACTGTGTATGGAAATGACAATTTCAAAGCACAGTATATTTCGGAGAAGTATCCTGAGGATGAGATTAAGTTCGATATCAACAAGATTCGATTGATGACGATTGATATTGAGGTCATGGCAGAGGAGGGATTCCCCGATGTGTTTAATTGTGCAGAGGAAATCCTGACTATTACGTTGCAAAATTATTCAACAAAACGAATTATTTGCTTTGCTAATGGTAGGGACTATGACAACACAAGAAAGGATGTGCAATATGTTAAGTGTTCTGATGAATACGATTTAGCACAAAAGTTCTTGGCATTCTGGGAACAAAACACTCCTGATGCAATCACTGGATGGAACTGCGAGTTGTACGATATGCCGTACATTTGTGGAAGATTTGAACGTATTCTTGGGGAGAAAGAAACTCGTCGTCTATCTCCATGGAGAAATGTCAGGAAGAGAGAGTTTGTAGTCCAGGGAAGAGAGCAAATTTCATATGAAATTGCTGGTGTTTCTGTGATTGATTACTTGGACCTGTATAAGAAGTTTACTTATAAGGCACAGGAGTCATATCGATTGGACCACATTGCATTTGTGGAACTTGGGCAGAAGAAGTTGGACCACTCTGAGTTTGACACTTTTAAAGACTTCTATACGAATGATTGGCAGAAGTTTGTTGACTACAATATCAAGGACGTTGAACTTGTTGACCGATTGGAAGACAAGATGAAACTAATTGAACTTTGTATGACCATGGCATACGATGCGAAGATTAACTATAATGATGTTTTCTTCCAGGTAAGAACGTGGGATGCAATCATCTACAATTATCTGAAGAAAAGGAATGTTGTTATTCCTCCTAAGGATAGAAGTGAGAAAAATGAAAAGTACGCAGGAGCATACGTCAAGGAACCGATTCCTGGAAAGTATGATTGGGTTGTTTCTTTTGACCTCAATAGTCTCTACCCTCACCTTATTATGCAGTACAATATCTCGCCAGAGACATTATTGGAGGCAAGACATCCATCAGTTACGGTTGATAAGATACTTGAAGAAAAACTGACTTTTGAAATGTATAAGGATTCTGCGGTTTGTGCCAATGGTGCAATGTATCGTAAGGATGTCCGTGGGTTCTTACCTGAATTGATGGAGAAGATGTATGGGGATAGAGTCATCTTTAAAAAGAAAATGCTTGCCGCAAAGCAGGAGTACGAGAAGACTCCTACTAAAGCACTTGAAAAGGAAATCGCCAGATGTAACAACATTCAAATGGCGAAGAAGATTTCTCTTAACTCTGCTTATGGTGCTATTGGTAATCAATACTTCAGGTATTACAAACTAGCAAATGCGGAAGCAATCACTCTGTCTGGTCAAGTATCCATCAGATGGATTGAAAATAAGATGAACAAGTACCTTAATAATGTATTGAAAACTGAAGGTGAAGACTATGTTATTGCTTCAGATACTGATTCCATTTATCTTAATCTGGGTCCTTTGGTGCAAGCTGTATTCAAAGGAAGAGAGACGCCTAATCAAAAAATTGTCGATTTCCTTGATAAAGTGTGTCAAGTGGAATTTGAGCCTTATATTGAAAGTTCTTACCAAAAACTGGCAGAGTACGTGAATGCGTATGACCAGAAGATGCAGATGAAACGGGAGAACATTGCTGACCGTGGAATCTGGACTGCTAAGAAAAGATATATCCTGAATGTTTGGAACAGTGAAGGTGTTGCGTACACTGAACCCAAACTGAAAATCATGGGTATTGAAGCAGTCAAATCATCAACCCCTGCACCTTGTCGAACCATGATTAAGGATGCACTTAAGATTGTCATGAATAAAACAGAAGACGAACTTATTGACTATATTGAAAAGTCACGTAATGAGTTCAATAATCTAGGACCAGAAGAAATCTCTTTCCCTAGAACTGCTTCTGATGTTATGAAGCATAAAGCACATGCAACAATTTATGGTAAGGGAACTCCAATCCATGTGAGAGGTGCACTTTTGTATAACCATTTCATCAAAGAGAAAAAGTTAGACAAAAAATATGCCCTTATTCAAAATGGAGAAAAAATCAAATTTTGTTATTTGAAACTTCCTAATCCAATTAGAGAGAATGTCATATCTTATATTCAGGACTTCCCCAAGGAATTGGGGTTGGACAAATACATAGACTATGAACTACAATTCAACAAGGCATTCCTTGACCCTATGAAAGTCATCCTAGACTCTATTGGATGGAAAGTTGAAAGAACAGTAACCTTAGAATCATTTTTTGCTTAAATGGAACTTCCGATTAACGATAAAGAACTTGCTACTATTGTTGGTGCCCTCCGATTGGGTGGAGACACATCATTGTATCAAAAACTAAAGACCATCAAAGAAATTCGTGAGGAAAATCCTGGTGGTCCTTACAAGAAAATTGCCCGTGAACAATTTGGTTTTGTACTGTAATGGATTTTTTAAAAGATATTGTAAAAGAGATTGGTGGAGAGTACACACAACTAGCATCAAGCATTGATGATACGGAGACTTATGTTGACACGGGTTCTTACATTTTTAACGGACTTGTTTCAGGGAGTCTATTTGGTGGTGTATCTGGGAATAAGATTACTGCCATTGCTGGGGAGTCTTCTACTGGAAAGACTTTTTTCTCCCTCGCAGTGGTTAAGAACTTCCTTGATAATAATCCTGATGGGTATTGTCTTTATTTTGATACCGAAGCTGCTGTCAACAAAACTCTTCTATCAAGTCGGGGTGTTGACCTAAACAGGACCGTTGTTGTCAATGTTGTAACCATTGAAGAGTTCCGAAGCAAAGCACTTAGAGCAGTCGATATTTATCTGAAGACTCCTGAGGCAGAACGCAAACCATGCATGTTTGTCTTAGATTCTCTTGGTATGCTTTCTACTGAGAAAGAAATATCAGATGCTTTAAGTGAAAAGCAAGTCAGGGATATGACAAAATCCCAACTGGTCAAAGGTGCATTCCGTATGCTAACCTTGAAGTTGGGACAGGCAAAGATTCCCATGGTTGTCACTAACCATACATATGATGTTGTGGGTGCTTATGTTCCTACAAAGGAAATGGGTGGTGGCAGTGGTCTTAAGTATGCAGCATCAACTATCATCTATCTCAGCAAGAAAAAAGAGAAAGATGGAACAGAGATTGTTGGTAACATTATCAAGGCAAAGACTCAGAAGTCACGTTTGAGTAAAGAAAACAAAACTGTCGAGATTCGTTTATACTATGATGAACGAGGACTTGATAAGTATTACGGTCTCCTTGAGTTGGGAGAAAAGTATGATATCTTCCCCAAAAAAGGAACTCGATATCAATGTCCAGATGGTACAACTCAGTATGGTAAAACCATCATGGAAAATCCAGAGAAGTACTTCACTCCTGAGGTGATGATTGAACTGGACAAAGCAGCAGAAAAAGAATTCTCATACGGAGGCTAATGGAACAGGTCGAAACTACTATTCTTAGGAACTTACTTTTTAATAATGATTATTGCCGAAAGGTCTTGCCTTTCATTAAGAATGAATACTTTGAAAATCTCCATGAGAAAGTAGTATTCGACGAAATCTCCAAGTTTATTTCTGCATACGAAAAACTAGCAACCAAAGAGGTTCTTTTAATCGAAGCAGAAAACCGTAGTGATATTACAGAAGAGACCTATCGCATTATTTGCGATTATGTAAAATCACTGGATGACACTGTTGTTGACCAGAAATGGTTAGAAGACACTACTGAAAAGTGGTGTCGAGACCGTGCAATTTATCTTGCACTCATGGAGTCTATTAAAATTGCGGATGGTGATGATGAAAAAAAGAATCGTGATGCTATACCTAGCATCCTCTCTGACGCACTTGCAGTCTCTTTTGACAACAACGTCGGACATGATTACTTCCAAGACACTTCAGCAAGATACGAGTTCTACCACAAACGTGAGGACCGTGTTCCATTCGACTTGGAATATTTCAACAAAGTCACCAAGGGTGGACTACCTAACAAAACTCTCAACGTTGCTTTGGCAGGTACTGGTGTTGGTAAGTCTTTGTTTATGTGTCATTTTGCCGCTTCTGTTTTACTACAAGGTAAAAACGTTCTTTACATCACCTTGGAGATGGCCGAGGAAAGAATTGCGGAACGTATTGACTCAAATCTTTTGAATGTAAAAATTCAGGATATTCAAACATTACCTAAAATAATGTTTGAAAGTAAATTAAATAATGTTATGAAAAAGAGTCAAGGTACTCTTATCATTAAAGAATATCCTA